ATGGACCTGGAACTTGCCAAGACCGAAACAGCAACACAGACAACAAAGAAAAAGGATTACAATGTCGGAGATATTGTAAATTTTAAGGGCGGTACGCATTATGTATCGTCCTATTCTGGTTCAAGAGGATATAGTGCAAGAGCCGGAAAAGCGAAAATAACAATCAAAAATGGTTCTGGAAAAACTCATCCTTGGCATTTGATACACACTGACAGTGGCAGCAATGTTTACGGATGGGTGGATAATGGAACTTTTGAATAATGGGAGGCGATAACGTGGAAAATTTCGATGCGAATGCCGGTACAAATAAGCTGGCAAATGTTTTAAGTGACAGGATGCGAAGAGAAAATGATACATCGTTATGCCTGGACTTTGGAGAAATCCAGGGAAACGGCAGCCTCATCACAAATACTTTCCCAGTAGCAATTCCGAAAGGCCAATATTCGGTATGCAGACACGTAGGAGGATTATCTTTTACAACAAGCGGCGGAAAGCATGGAGGACATTCAAGTGGCGATGGTTCCCATGGTCACACGATTGCGCCTCCACAGATAAAGCCTGGGGACAGGGTGCTTGTGGCGTGGGTAATGAATGAAGCCTGCGTCATAGACGTTGTAACAGGTTCGTAGGAGGTAAACGATGGCAAATATTGTAACAGTTGCCGTTCCTGCGTTTATCGAAGAAAGTTCCGAGCATGATACACAATACAAAAGGACAATGAAATGGAATCCCGAAAAAGGGGATTTCGTGAGAAATGCAGCAAACCAGGTTGTGGAGTGTACCGGAGAAGAGGGCTACATGATTTGGTGCATGAAAGTATCCATGACAGAACGGTATTCCTGCCTTGCATATTCCAACGATATAGGTGTTGAGATGGAGGACGCACTGGCGCAGGACGATGAAAAGACAGTCGAATCAATGGTGGAGCGAACCATCAGAGATGCACTGCTTGTAAATCCGAGGACTGAATGGGTGCGAGATTTCGAGTTTGAATGGAACGGCGATAGCATGAACTGCTCTTTCAAGGTTAAGGGGAAAGAGTGGGACAAAGTATTTCAAATCAATATTTAGAACGGAGGTGGTAAGATGGCGCAACCAGAATTTCATAGACCGGAGTGCTTCGATGGGAGCACAACCGATGAAATACACGAGCGAATGATGGCGAGCTTGCCAGATGATATAGACGATATGCCTGCCGGATTTCCTTATGATTTCACAAGACCGGCGGCAGAGGAGAAATCAGAGTTTATCAATTATCATCTGATAAGGGCAGTAATGCTTGCGTTTCCGCAGTATGCCTGGGATGATTGGCTCGATTTGCATGGGGCGCAGGTTCATGTGACAAGGCACGCAGAACAGTATGCGACTGGAAACATAACAATTACCGGTGTTGCAGGCAGCGTAATAGCCGCAGGCACCGTTTTTTGCGTACCGGCTGTAGATGATAACCCTGCGATAGAATTTGCCACGAATGAGGACTGCACAATAGCTGATGATGGCACTGTAACAGTGGCCGTAACAGCAGTTGAAAGTGGTATCGGTTCAAATGTGGCAGCTCATACCGTATGCATTATGGCAAAGAGTGACAAGAACATTACCGGCATAGATAATGCAGAGCCGATTTCCGGTGGAACGGTGCGAGAAGAGGACGGAGATTATTTCGACAGGATATTTGCTGAATATGATAATAGCAAAACATACCTGGGGAATGACAGCGATTTTGTCCGATGGGCGAAAGAAGCAGGCGCAGGAGATTGCATTGTTGTGGCGGCTTTTGATGGTCCTGGAACCGTAAAACTGGTACTGGTTGATGGAAACGGACAGCCGGCAAATACAAAGCTGATAAATGATGTGTATAACTACATTGTTTCTCCGAATGACCGGATGCAACGATTATTGCCTACGGCGTGCGCCAAACTGTCATGTGTGGCTGCAACCACTGTAAAGATGAATTATACCATTACAGGATTGCTACTGGACGAATCAGCGGACAAGGCGCGTGTGGAGGAGGATTTCAAGAAGCTGGTGCTTACCGTATATGGCGTGGCAAAAAATGAGGGAATACTTCGATACAATGATGTGCGCCCACTGATAACTGCTATTGATGGAGTGGAGGACTTCGACACATTCCTGATAAATGGCAAAATGAGCAATATCAAGTTGGAGAAAGAAGAATATCCGGTTACTGGAACGATTGATTTCAGAAGTTAGGAGGACGGACGATGACAGATGAAGAATTGGAATTATTCCCGACGAGCGAGAGCGCCTTAAAAATGCTGTCCTATGTGACACCCGGATTTTACGATAAATCGTATGTCGGCAAATGGATGTTTCAGGTCATGGGGTTGGAATATGACAAGGCCTTGAAGCTGGCGGAGGAATTACCGGAACAGTTTTTCCCGGAAACAGCGACCTGGGGATTATGCTGGCATGAAATAAAATGGGGATTGCCGGTGCAGGAAAATCTTTCTTACCAGGAGCGCAGACAAGCGATATACGAAAAGAGAGATTATCATTCGCCAATGACACCGTATATTATGGAGCGGTATCTGGAAAATGCAACCGGATTTACGGTACATATAGCAGATTGCCACGATGCAGGACCATTGAAGTATAAGCCGCCTCACCCGAATGTATTTAAGGCTTTTTTCAATGGCGATGGCACGCTGGATTCAAAGAAAGTCCGAAAGCTGATTGATAAATTAAAGGAATCACATACAACATATTTTGTGAATGACTATTCGATGTTCGAAATTGTGTTTTCTGAAAAATTCATGGTCAGCAATATAGGGTTGCTATTCAAAATACCGTTCTGGAAAGCTCGACGGTTTGATGGTTCCGAGTTGTGGGATGGTTCACATCTTATGGATGCAGCCATCGAATATGAAATGCGGCTCGGAGTGAAGTACAAAGAGGGCGAATTTCGGATTGCAGAATCATTGGATATTGAGCAAATGACAGCGAGGGCGAAAGTTCCGCTATCAGAAAAAATGCATATTGAGAAGCAGACTGTCAGTGCGAAAGCATTTAACTGGCAGTCTTTGTTTTTTGATGGCTCTGCTCCGATGGATGGAAACTTGCTGATGAATTATTGCAGAGCAGACAATAAGACTACGGCAAATATCAAAATACCGGTGGCATCCATTTCTGAAAGTTATGGAAATGCTACCTGCACAGTAAAAAGAAATTTAGCATATTTTGATGGTTCCTTAAAAATGAACGGTTCAAGATTGCTTAATTCACTGAATAGAAAGGAGGCTATCTAAGAATGGCACAGAATGTAATTATCACAAAGACTGCCAGAAAGAAACTGGTACAGGCAAGGGCAGGGGCGATTACTCTTCCTAAAATCGTAGGAATGGCATTCGGCTCTGGTGGAGTAGACAGCGCAGGAAATGTTATCTCTCCATCCGAAACACAGACCGCATTGAAAAAAGAGCTGCTTCGTAAGCCTATTAGCGGCTACACATTTGTAACTGAAACTACTTGCAGATACGAATGCACGTTAGGAGAATCAGAGCTTGCCGGGCAGTACATTAGCGAAATCGGATTATATGATTCGCAGGGGGACATCGTTTGCATCAAGACCTTTACCAAAAAGGGAAAGGACGATGATATTGAAATGACATACACGCTGGATGATGTTTTCTAATCCGGCAGAGAGGAGGAAACCATGAAAGCATACAAACCGAGTTCCGCTACCTACAAAGACAACATTCCGATAGTGGAAACAACCGACACAAACCATGCGGATAATGTGAACCAGGCACCGAAACAGCTTATTGAGAATGACATCGCATTAAAAGAGCAGATGGACGGATATGGATTTTCAGTTGTCGATGGCGCATTATGCGTAACCTATGAAAGTGAGGAATAAAAGAGATGAGCAAAGTTACAGAACCTATGCTGCTGGACAAAACCGGACAGCAGTTACTTGGAGCAATGACAAAACAGAATGAATTGCTGACAGCAATTGCGAGTGGCTATAACTATAAGCCGACATCCATTGCGGATGTGTTTGCGGTGGTGCAGTCTGGAAATGCGAGCCAGGTTTTTAATTATGGCGACCAGATTATTTTACCATGGACCGACAAAGCAACCGGCAAAACATATGAGTGTCCGCTTGATGTGGTACATTTTGGAGATGTCACACTTGCGGATGGCGAAACCGTACCGGGAATGTTGGTACAGTGGCATTATGCAACGCCTTTTGGTGTGCAGTTCAACCAGTTCCAGGCGTTTAAGTATTGCGAGGAGCAGTTACCGGCAGGAACCTACAATGTCATTATCGGTGATACCTGGGGAAGCAACTGCGTAAAGGGTAAAACATACCAGTTCACACTTACGAAGCCTGTACCGGCGAAAGGACAGCTTGCAGGATTATACAGAGCACCGGATGTCAGCCCGAGCGAATGGAAAGTATATTCTTTCGAGAGCAATACGGCAACAGACCCTATCGAAACCGTAGCGATGGTGGAGGGAACAGGAGGAACCGCCCTCGGTACATTATCTTTCAAACCGACATCGCCATTGAATGGATTACAGAGCACAGCTTACGGATATAACCGTTGGGCACAGAGTGCTATGCGTCAGTGGCTTAATTCGGGAGAGACAAACGGTAAGTGGTGGACACCACAGCACAATTTTGACCGTACACCGGACCAGCTCAAAGAAAAACATGGATTCCTTACCGGATTTGATGAGGAATTTACAAAGAGATTGAAAGCAACAAAAGTATCCACCTGGAAGAATACTCTTACAGATGATGGAGATACGGACGGTATCGAGGTAACTTACGATAAAGTATTCCTGCCAAGTTTGGAGGCAATGTCAATCAATCCGCAGAAAGCTGGCGAGGATGATGTATGGGAATACTGGAAACGTGCATCCGGTATGGCGGAGAAAATGCAGCAGTATAAAACCTATCCGCAGATTCGTACATTTGCGATTGAGAATCACACTTCGCCGCAGAGCGTCCGCCTGCGCTCGGCTCTTCGGGGCGGCTCGCTCAATACGTGGTATGTGGACTCCGATGGTAGCGTCGACAACAGCAGCGCTCGCTGGGCTAGTCGCTGCGCTCCGGCTTGTTGGCTTTGCTAATCGAATAATCGTTTTAATCCCCGGCACCCACGGATGCCGGGATATTTTTTGAAAGGAGGAATCAAGATGGCAGTACCAGAGGGAGAAAGACGACCATGTAAGATGGACGTATTCATGCATGAGTTAGACCTTGTGACATATACGCTCCAGATTACAAGAAATGAGAAAATATTTCTTCCAGAATATAAAGGCTGCGTTACGGACGATATTGTGGAAACCGCAAAGAATATATACATAGATTCATGGGATGCAAACAATATCAGAGTACAGAAACGTGGCGATAGCAACTGGGAGGAGAGGAGCCGTCTACAGTTAAGAGCCGCAAGAAATTGTAACAGGCTTTTAGCACTCATAGGCATCGCAAAATCCTCGTTTCACCTGAAATCAAAGCGTGTCAAATACTGGGTTGGTAAAGTATTAAAAATCCGGGGAATGATACGAAACTGGAATGAAAGCGATAGTGAACGCTATGCCGTAAAACAACGGAAATAGTGTTTATTATACAGGGATGAGGACTGAAACGCAGAACGTCCGCCTGCGCTCGGCTAATCGGGGCAACTCGAACAATACGTGGTATGTGAACTCCGATGGTAACGTCAACAACAACAACGCGAACTGGGCTAATCGCTGCGCTCCGGATTGTGTGGTATTTAGGACATACGGCTGCCTCACAGAGGTGGTGCTCCGACCAATCTAACACAAGGAGTTCTTATCCTTGCCGAATGGCAAAACACCACTGTAGCGATGCAGTCAGCCCTTGAAAGGACTGGTACTGCTATATACGTTATGGACAATAATTCAAATTACGTGGATAGAGAAGAAATAATCGGTTTCGATGCCTTGTACGATTCAATGATGAAAAGTAAGAAAGGGGTTACCTGGAAAGGCTCGGTTGCTCATTATGTGCTTAACAGCATGGAGGAAACTTACAAATTGAGCGAAGAGCTTGAAAAGGGAACCTATAAAGCAAGGCCGACAACACAATTTAAGATAACATCACCGAAACCCAGGGATATAATAAGCACTTGCTTTCGGGACAGGGTATATCAGCGGAGTTTGAATGACAACGCTCTATACCCGATTATGACAAAACAGCTCATTCGTGATAATTGGGCTTGCCAGAAAGGAAAGGGAACGGACGATGCAAGGGATAGAATGAAAATATTTCTGCAAAGGATGTACCGGAAATATGGCACAGATTTCTATGGTTTACAATGCGATATTCATGGATATTACCCGAATATGAGGCATGACCTTACAAAAGAATTGTTCCGGGATAAACTGGACGATTGGCTGTATGAGCAGACCGCAACTGTTCTTGATGGACAGTACTCAGGGGATGTAGGATATAATCCGGGCAGCCAAATGATACAGATTGCCGGTATCACATTTCTAAGTGAGTACGACCATATGATGAGGGAGCAGACCGAAGCCGAGGATTACGGCAGATATATGGATGATTCAACACTGTTCCATCCATCAAAAGAATATCTGGAAAACCTAAAATTGATAAATGAGAAATACCTTGCAAGCAGGGGAATGGAGTACAACTCAAAGAAAACGA